AGCTTGCTTAAAAGTTATAGCGGTTGGATTTGTATTTGGTGTTAATGTTGATATTGGCATGTTATATTATTTTAATTAAAATATATTTTTAGTTTAATTTATTAACCATCTATTATGGTACAATTGATGGTTATGGCCCAAATCCTTCAGTTATACTAAGTTCTCCAGCTCCTAATGTTGGCCCAGCTGTAAGTACTGGCGCTGAAGTTGGTGGTATATCTGATGGTGAATTTGTAGGGAAGGCAATATCTGTATTTACTGTAACTATATTTCCTATGGCGTTTGTTTGATACAAAGGATTTGCCAGTGCAACAGAATCTACAGTAAAATAAGAAAAAGTTGTTTGAGCATAATCAGTTGTTGCCTTTAAACAACCTTCTGATTTACCAGTAATATCTGGAACGTCTCCAGACTGTAATCTTTCAACTGTTCTATAATTTGTATCTGGGTCACTTAATGTGAAAGTTTTAATTTCGAACAAATCATTCCCAGCAGAATCAAATCGAACATTGTTTTTGTTAAATAAATATGTTCTTCCTTTTTCTGTTAAATATGCTGTGGCATAAACTGTTGTTGCTGATGCTATTTTTCCCATTTCTTATACTTTATTTATAAATATTATATTTTATTTTTTTAAAAATCAATTTCCAATTGAAACGCTAAATATCTACTAGAATTTTTCACAATAGGATAAGTAGGCTTACCAACTCCAACTAAAATATTATTTGAATCCAATACTCCTATTTCAGTAATAAACGTATCATTATCTAACAATGGGTCAAAAGAAGGATTTAGTGTTGAGTTGAAACTTGTATCTGGCGCCAACACTGTTAACACAGTTTTAAATACTGTAGCTAAAATATCAGCTTTTACATTTCCAAAGAAGAAAGATTCATCCCCAAAAGTAATTCCATCTTGTGCATAATTAGCATTCATTGTAAATGCTGAGTATTTGTTATTTAAAACAAATGTGCTTCCAGAACTATAATCCTCATTTGAAACTATAAATGTTGAAGTTAATAAAGAACTTGCATCTATAGCGCTACTTCCTCCGCTATAAATACCGTTACCTCCAAATAATTCATTTGATATTAATGTCCAATTTCCTGTTGGCAAATTATCAATTTTCATATTTGGAAAAGCAACATTATCAACTTTATTTACTAAAAGTTGCACTTTACTTGATGCCCAACCTGTACCTGAATAAGATGAGTTTGAGTTCATATTAATTCCGTTTCTCATGAAAGGGAATCCATTACTTGCAAAATTTACTTTTAAATATTGTGGGTCTCCATTAAAATCTACAACTCCATCAATCTTAGAGATATAATTACAGTTTATAGTTTGAGGATATCCGAAACTAACACCAGATAAATATGGCAATTGATTCTCCACAACATATGTAACATAATAAGAATACCCAGTTTGTAATAAACCAGTTGCATCCGCAATAGATAATGGATATTTAGGTACTATTGAGCTATCTAAAATTAAGCCTGGTAACGTAAAGTTTCTATTGTATTTATAAGTTAGAGCAGTTAAAAGTTCTGCGTCAGTAATTACCATAATTTTCAATTTATGATAAACCCTCCCTACTACAAGACTACTTAAAGAATTTCCATCTCTTAAATATCTATAGGTAGTTCCTGCTACATTATCAAATACGGTGGGTCCAGCAATATCAGTTAGGCTTAAGCCCCAAACCATACCTTGCCCAGCATTAGATGCAGAGTTGTGCCACATAACATAGGGAAGGTCTAATGTAACAGTCCCTTCAACTAATTGTTCCGCATATGTATTTCCGCTATAATTATTAGAATAGTGTATAATTCCAATATCTCTTGTATCTGATGAAAAGCCTAAATATTGTTTTGTTCCATTGTATTCAATTGAACCATAACTAGTATATCCGCTTATTGAAAAATCCGTACCTATAACCGAGCTTGTATTAACAATATTCATATTCCAAACCTGAGTTTGAACTGTTGTAGCAGAGCCATAATATTCAGCAACGCCATTATATGGATAAAAATAAGACTTTATAGCTTGGTTTGAAGTTGAAATTGTAGGCCCAAAATCAGGTAAATTTCTATCTAAAGAAACAACAGATGTTCCTGTGCTTGCACTTAAAACTCTATACCATAAAGCTATTGTTGAATTTCCAGAAGGTATTAGAGTATCTGTAGAATATGTTTTTCCACTATTTTGAATTGGTTCCCACATTGCAAACATTAAATCTCCAGCTTTTGGGAAATATGTTCCACCTGTCATTTGTATGCTCGTGGTGCCATTTGGAGTATCTGCCGAATAAGATATCCTTGAATAGCCTAATGTTTTATTAAGGTCTACAGCCCAGTTTTGAGTTGAACCTGTAAAAAAACCAGTAGAGTTTGTTGAAGCAGTAATGATTTGTCTTGCTGAGCCTATACTTTGAAATGGTACAGGCGGAGTTCCGTCAAAATTAAAAAGAGGCAATATTGGCTGAGCATCACTAGGACTTAATATCCTATCCGAACAGTCAATTTGATATCCAGCAACTCTATCTATGCCATAATTTATCTCTCTATCAGATATGATAGCTTTTGAAAAATTAAGCTGACCTAAAGAAAGCATTCTTCTGCCGTCATCAGTCAATTTTATATTAATAAAAACCTGCGGTTCTTGTGGTAAATATGCCATACTTTTATTTTATAATTATTTATAACTCCATTTATATCCGCCAGCACTTTTTCTTTTTCCAGAGCAACACTCTCCAATTCCGCTACGATTTATACCAATAAACTCTGAGGCACTTTTTATATTAGGCCATTCTTGTATAAATATCCCATTATTATTCAATTGAACAATAGGTTTAGAAGATAATATACTTCTCCTTTTATGAAATTCTTCGGTTGCAACTGCAATTTTACGGTTTGTTTTAGATTTATCTATCATTTCTTTTGGTAATTTCTTACCAAGCCAAATTTTAGCGCTATTTTTTTTTATATTTTTTTTATGTTCACTTGTAAGTTTTTTACCAAGCTGACGCTGTGAATTTTGAATGTTCATTACAGCAGCTCTTTCTTGCCCTACAATATCTTCTAATTTTCTTCCTTTAAGTTTAGATATTTTGCCAGTTTGAGATTTTCTTATTTTTTCAATAGTCTCTTGCGTTGGCATTGATAACCCATCACCTCCATTTGTACCATTAGTTAATTTATAACCTTCTTTTTTATATTGAGCAATAAATTCAATCTCTTTTTGTGCTCCTTCTTCCTCAGTCAATCCTTCTAAAAGTAATTTTGTTTTAATTTTACCTCCTTTTTCAAGAACGCTTTTTATCCAATTTGACTTATACCCTTTATCATATTTTACGCCTTTAATATGAAAATACAAACGTTTTTCAATTGAGTTCTTAGTACGGCCTATATATCTAATTTCTTTAGGTTTATTTTCATCATAAAGAGCATATATTTTAAAATTAAGTTCCACTTGATAGTATTATTTGATTTTTTTTATAAATATGGCATAAAAAAAATAATCAAAAACAAGTGTAATGTAAATAGTTTATACTTATTTAATATCTTTCAATTTATATTAGTATTCTTTTTTGATAATATTTATAAAAAAAGAATTTAAACGTGGCCGATAATATACCTTCAGTAAACTCTGCAAATACCCTATCCTTATTTTTTAGGCCAGGCGAAGACAAGCGTCTATTTAATACGAATTCAGACTCTATATTCACTTTTGGTGATTTTAAAATTTATAGAAATAACGATACAGATGCTCTTACTGGAACAAGTTTAAATCTAAGTTTCGATGGGTTTTCAACATTAGATAGTATGGGTTCAGGTAAATTTACCCCTCCCCAATCTACTTCTGTTAGCTATAATGAATTAAAACTTCCAGCTAGTGACCCTTTCAGTTATTCATATTTTGGCTCATTTTATACTGAAGTTGCCGACTCAATAAATGATATAATTGGTAATTTTCCATATGCTATACTATCTTTTGATGGATATAGCGGAATAACTATTTACGATTATGTAACTACATTTAACAATACAACTGGAGAAAAAAGGGCATCATTTAAAATTCCATATAATTCTATAATAAATCAGGGTAATATTATTGTTAACTCAGGCTCAACAATTAGTGAAGCCCTGAGTTTAGTTGATAATTTAACTGGATTCTCTATACAAATGAGAGCACAGACCACTACAGCGTCAACTAGTGTAATTGATATAATTTCTTATAATTTTTCAGCTGGAACAGGTTCTTATTTAGAGTTTGTAATAAATGATTTTTTAGATTATGTTTCAGGCTCAACATCAACATTACCAATTTATATAAGACCTACAAAAGAAAGGTTTGCTGAATATAAAATGAACATTAGCAAATTAGAGTATAATATACTGTATGGTCAAAAGCTAATGGTTCCAAATATAGAAACAGATGCTTCTGAGTATGAAAAAACATTTGTTTGGCCTATGTCAATAGATGGCTTTGCTCCAGATAGTTATGGTACTAGTTTTGAAACTTACAAAACCAGCATTTTAAAGTCTGCCTCAGATATAGACGACTCTAAAACAAATATCATGTTAAAGACAATGATTCCAGAAAACTTTATTGAGATGGATTCAGAGGGGGAGATTTATAGAAGTACTGTTCAAGCATATGCTCATGAGTTTGATGAAATAAAACATTACGTTGATGCTATTGCTTATGCTCATAGTTTAGAATATAATGGCGAAGAAAGTTTACCACAGAAATTTATGTATAAATTTAGTACGCTACTTGGATGGAAACTTTCAGATGCTTTTAGTGAAATTGATTTATTTGAATACTTGGCTGGAGATGTTGATGGTAGCGGAAACTCTTATTCTCAATTTAATATTGAAATTTGGAAAAGAATTTTAATAAACATCAACTGGCTATTTAAAAAGAAAGGAACTAGAGATGCTTTACAATTTTTATTTAAACTTTTAGGAGCACCCGAATGTCTAGTAGAGCTTGATGAATTTACCTATAAGATTAAACAATTAGGAAATAATATTTCAAATTCAGCACTTACTAATTCAAACAAAGTAAATGATAATGGATATATTAGATATTCAGAAAGTATATATGCTTTTCAAGAAGGTGGACTTGAAAGAGGAAATGGCGATAATTACATCAATCAATGGGGGCCAGAATTTACGCCAGAACTACAGGTTGATAATATCAAAGTAGTTGTCGGTGACCCTGCTTTTTTTGGTTCTGAAGATACTATTAATACTAAAGAGCTTTGCATGACTTTAGACCCAGCTTCCGCTATTGAGTGTGATGTATTTTCTTTTTATCAATCAACAGGAACATGTTGGGAATGGGGAAGTAATTATCCTCCTTTTAGCTCAAACACAGTACCTTTTGAGTTCACTGTAGATTGCGATAATGTTAAATTTGAAAACATGTCAGCGATGACTTTAACTCAATGGTTAAATGCGGTATATTCTAGTTCTATAAATCCAAGAGATAGAAAGGTTGTAGGAAAACCTCTTACAATGAGTATTTATCCACAATTAAGAAATGCCTATTTAAATTATTATTATTGGAATGCGCCAATGTCTAATAGGCTGACTTTTCATAGACTGCAAGGATTCTTAAATTTAATTGAAAGAAATTTTACAGACTATACTGTTCAATTATTACCAGCTACTACAATTTTAGAGTGTCGTGGAACAACAATAAGAAATACGATTTTTAATAGACAAAAATTTGTTTATAAGGCGGGATTAAATACTGGTTCTGAATTTAGAGTTTCGCTTCCAAATTATAAATCAAATGTAAACCCAATTGCAGTAAGTTCAGAAATAAACGATTATTTAGAAGGCGTTGTTACCCCGATTAATATAATAGGAACATATAATCCAGGATTAAACTCTTCAGTTTCTCCGTATTCAATAGTCGGGAATATTGTAACAAGTTTAGATAGTGTAATAGAAGGGTACGAAATTACAGCTACAATTGAAATTCCTCAATCGAAAATAAAGCAAGTACCACCAGCGATAACATATCCAAATAAATTTTAAGAAATGGGAATTGATAGAACAATAAGATATGAGACAGCTGGAACAAGTAGCGGGTTTTCTCAAGTTTTTTTTAATAATTGCTTGGCCGATTCAAGGCCAGTTCAAACTCCTTTTTTCTCATTTGAAAAACCAATGTTTTATACATATGGCGGAACATTAGATTATTACGGACAAGACCCTTATTCTATTTTTACAAATTTAGTTAGGCCGCCTATTAGGTTTGTATTTAGTGCAAATACAGAGAGTTTAAGCGGTGACTGTTATTTTATACATGAAATTTATAGATTAGATTATGAAACTCATAAGTTATATAGTGATAATCAAATTGATTTACCAATTGTAACTTCAAACAAAACTGATAGCAACGATATTTCTATTAACGGAAGTGTTGCCAGAGCTAATTCTCCAAACAGAGAAAAAACAACAAGCGAGAAACAATCATCTGGAAATAATTCTATTGCTCAACCAGAGAAATTTTTCGGACAGGCTCTTAATGAAAATGATAAGGCTACCATACAGCAATATCTTTCAAATCCAGTATTAGTATTTACTGCAGCTACAAGTGGGATAACTGGAAATATTTATGATTTATATTTAGACCAATATGCCAAGCAGCTTGGAAGCTATAAGATAGAATTATTTGCAGATAAGGGACAATATTTAATAAATACAAAAATAGTTTTTAGTATAGATTTAAATAAAAATTATACAGGATTTTTAAATAATAGTGTTGGATTAACACCCTCATTTGAGGTGTGGGATAATACACTTAAAATAACAGCTACAAATAGCGAAGTACACAGTATAGCAGAGGGGCCTTATGCAGGATTAAATGTTGTAGGAAATTTCTTTACTTATTTTATTGTACCTGATAAACCCGTGCTTGAATATCCTATAATGCAAGGTCAACTATCTACGTTTACCCCTGAGTTTAGATGGTCCAATGGAGATAAGGCTGATAGTTTTTTGGTTCAAATAAATTATAATACAGGAGATACTGGATTTACTGGAACAATTTTTAATTACCCAGTTGAAAAGAGCGAAAAGAATTCTAAACTATCAACGAGTACACAAAAAGGAGCTTCTGAAGATTTTTCTACAGAAAAAAATATCTATACTTTCCAGCTTCCAATGAAGTCGAATAAAAGCTTTATTTATAGGATTGGTAATTCAAGGGAGATAATTGATATTTTTAATGTTAGAAGGAATGTAATAACTTTCACAGACTATTACTCTGCTATTAGCCAGGCTGCGCCAATTAAAACTTATGTTGTTATTGAGTCAGATAGCAGATACACGACTAAAATCGCTGGACTATCAACACCACCTTCTCTTGATTATGAATCTGAAATTTCTTCTTATTCTTTAAGTGGAGTAGTAAGTGGTAGCACTGTAACTGGAGCTACAATGCAACTTACTTATCCAAATAGTAATTTTGTTACAACTATGACAGATATTGTTGGAGGATATTCTTTTAGCGGCTTAGAGACTGGTATTTATACTTTAACAACAAACTATAGAGGGTATCAACAAGATGTTAGAGCGATTAATATTACTGGAGATACTTCAGCTAACTTCAGGATGAAACTTATTTGGGGTAATAAAGACGATACTTGGGGCAAATTGGCAGGAGAAAGTTATTATACATAATTTTTGTTCAATATTTATATATAAACTTATTTAACATGACTGGAGAATTAATATTAACATCAAATACTTATGACCAAGGAAGAATTGCTATAAATGATTCTTTTAGTGGGGCTTCTAATTTAAATGATTTATTTTTAGATGGTGATTTTTCAGGAGGCACTGGTGGCGGGATTATATATTCTGCAGGAACTGACTTGTATAATATTTTTAGTACTGGAGGAGGAGGGACATCAGGAAACCTTTGGTCTGCATCAACTGGTTCAAATTCAATCATAGCAAATAATGGAACTGGAAATTTAGCAAGTGGAATTTTTTCAATTGTTGCTGGAAATGAAAATACAGCTACAACTCAAAGTGCAGTAGTTGCTGGAGGTCAGGAAAATATAGTGACTGGTATTTGGTCTTCCATAGGCGGTGGACTTCAAAATCAAGCATCATCACCATATTCAACAGTATCTGGAGGATTGAAAAATATAGCTTCTGGAAATAGGTCATTCGTTGGAGGGGGATATTATAACCAATCAACTTCTATTAGAACTGTTGTTGCTGGAGGTTCTTTTAATTATGCAACAAATAGTAATGCATCAATATTAGGTGGTCAATCCAACGCAGCTTCTAATTTATTTTCATCTATAGGAGGAGGCTTTGGCAATCAGGCATCAGGAATATATTCATCTATATTTGGTGGGCACACAAACATATCTTCTTCTGATGGTTCTTTTGTTGGAGGAGGAACTGGAAACACAGCTTCTGGCATACAATCAATAGCTGTTGGAGGTTCAAATAATTTAGCAAGTGGTCAAAGGTCATTTATTGGCGGAGGTCTACAAAATTCAGCTACAACAACATACTCTACTGTAGTTGGCGGACAATACAATACAGCGTCTGTAGCACATTCGTTTGTTGGAGGTGGCAGATTGAATGTAGCATCAAATAACTATGCAACCATTGCTGGCGGTAGATTTAATAAAGCGTCTGGATTTATATCATTTATCGGAGGAGGTCAAAGTAATATAGCATCTGGAACATTCTCATCTGTTGGAGGTCAATCAAATTCAGCAACAACTGGATATGATATAGTTGTTGGAGGAAAATATAATTTAGCATCTGGAGGCTACTCATTTATTGGGGGAGGGTCAGGAAATACAGCGTCAGGCCCAAATTCCTTTATTGGCGGAGGTAGAAGCAATGTGGTATCTGGATACTATTCATCCGTAGTTGGAGGTTTGTATAATGTTGCAAGTGCTATAAGAACATTTGTAGGAGGAGGATTTAATAATTCAGCAACAACTTATTTTTCAAATATTGTTGGAGGTAGGCAAAACTATGCCTCTGGAGGATATTCAAGTATAGTTGGAGGTTTTTTTAACACAGCATCTGGCCCTCATTCTTTTGTTGGTTGTGGCTTGCAAAATTCAGCAACAACTGGATATGATATAGTTGTTGGAGGAAAATATAATTTAGCATCTGGAGGCTACTCATTTATTGGGGGAGGGTCAGGAAATACAGCGTCAGGCACAAATTCCTTTATTGGCGGAGGTAGAAACAATGTGGCATTATTATACTCAGTCGTAGTTGGAGGTAATGGAAATATAGCTACAGGAACTAGGTCTTTTATTGGAGGAGGAAGAGAAAATAAGGCATCAGGAGATTATTCTTTTATTGGAGGGGGAGGTAAAAATTCCGCAACAACAACATACTCTACTATGGTTGGTGGTCAAAATAATTTAGCGTCTGGCGCCCACTCGTTTATAGGGGGAGGTAAAAACAATTTAGCATCATCAATAGGCTCATCTGTTCCAGGAGGTTTTTTTAACACAGCATCTGGCCCTTATTCTTTTGTTGGTGGTGGATATAGCAATGTCGCATCAGGTAATCGTTCATTTGTTGGTGGAGGCGCAGTTAATGTTGCAAGCAATTATCATTCTGGTATAATTGGAGGAACTAATAATATAATAAGCGGAATAAGAAGTTTTATTGGAGGTGGTGTTACAAATAATGTTTCTGGTAATTATTCAATAATTATAGGAGGTAAAGAAAATACAGTTACAGGAGTAGGCTCTTTCATCGGGGCGGGTTCAGGCAATACAAATTCTTCAAAATATTCTTCAGTTATTGCTGGAAAATCAAATAACATTAATTCTTCATCTAACTTTTCCTCAATTATAGGGGGTTCAGGTAACACTATTTCAAATTCCGCTTTTGGTTCTTCTATAATAAGTATGACTGATTTTACTGCAAATAAATCACATACTGTTTATTTAAATGAATTATTTGTAAATGGATATGTAGATTTAAATTCAGGTACTACTTTACCAGCACCATCTACTGGCAGGTTATTTTTTAGCGGCTCACCATTATATAGATTAATGGTAAACACTGGCGGTACAGCAAATGACTGGATGGTACTTAACGGATAACAAAAAGGCCTCAATTTGAGGCCTTTTTTTAGCTTAATCCTTGCGATATATTAAAGAAGTTTTGAGTAAGATTTATATTTGTTCTTTCTTCTTTAATATCTAAATTAGCATTGTTAAATTGAGATTTTGTAGTCAATAAATTATATTGCTTATACATATTATTGTTCTCATCAAATATCGAGAATACACCATTTGAAAAATCTCTAACGGCATTTCCAAAAATACCATAGCTTAATGTTTTAATAGTTTGGTCTACCATTTCAACTTCCATCATAATAGGGTCAAAAAAAGTATTAGATACAATTATTTTTTGGCCACCTTTTCCAAGGTCTGGCTTTTGCTCGCTTGTAATTAAACTAATTTCATCTGGAGTCAATGTTAAAAACAATTGAGTTCCATTAGAATTTAAGAAATAAGATGTAGCACTTGGGTTTGATGATGAGCTATTTGAACTAACACTTACAAGGTCACTACTTGTAACAATTCTGTGGAAGTTTTTTATTTTATTTCCATTATCATCAAAATATTCGATTTGATAACCAATTAAAGAACCAGTGCTTTGAAATTGAAGTTTTGGAATTACAATACCTTTTTTTGAAATTTGTAATTCCTGGTCTGTGTTTGTAATAACATAAGAACAATCTATGATTGTTGTATCAAAAGATTTCGGTTTTATTAAAACCATATAAAATCCAAGCTTATTAAAAACTGATGCTGGTAATCTTAATTTATAACCACCGTCAGCGCCAAGCATTTTTCTAAATTCGTTATTTGTAATCGAGCCAAAAAGAGGCACAAATTGAGTATCTCCCAAACTCTCTCTGTTTGGAGAATAGGCTACAAAAATGTCCACATCGTTAAAATCAACATCAGCTAATTTCTTATTTCCATATATTCCTACTGCCATATTGTTATTTTTTATAAATAATGATTAATTTTTTTATTATGGTTCTAAATGATAAGGTAAAGATATATAATCTAAATCATTATATTTACTATTAGTTTTGGCACAAGTTATAGATACAGATGAGGCTAATGTAGCTGTAATAAAATCAAAAGAACTATATGTTGACATAGAATTATCCGTATAACTTCCAAATAATCCGCCATTAGCTATATTTCCAATTGAATCATTGTAATTTAAGAAAATAATACCCAAAATAGAAATATTTTCTTTATCTACAGCATTAAATTCACTATAACTTACAGAGTTAAACGTAGATGCAACTGGCGGACAAATATATAACGGAACATAATTTCCTATGTTTGGACGACCCGTATTTATATTTTTATATTTACTTTGAAGTGTATATTTTTCTGCTATATTGTTTGGTAAATTTGTCATTCCTGAAAATGAATAATTTCCTAAATTTATCGTATTATCAGTTGATAAAGTGTTTCCAGGTGTCCTCATCGAGAACTGAACTGGTTGAGTATAAGAAGATGACAATAAAGGAATAATTTTTCCTGAATAGTTGTTTATTATTTCTATTTTATACTTACCATAATCATAATAATTTGTGATTAAATTTAATATTGAATTTGTAGTAGCTGTTATAATAAAATTATTGCTAGTTAAGTCTATAATAGTTGTTTGTCCAACATTCAAAATTAGCCCATTAACTAAAGATTGTATTTCTCCAGTATTTGTTATTTTTGCCTTTACCAAAGAAGTATTATAAGTATTACTATTTACTTGAGCTGAACCAACATAATCTCTAAAATTAATAGTAGTCCCATATTCAATTAAGTTATGCTTATACTGAGATACTGTTATATTATTATATGAACCTCCAATGCCAGGTTGTGGGTTTATTTGTCTCATTAAGGTTGGCTGATTACTATCTCCAAATTCACTATAAATTGTTCCAAAATTTAAATGTAAATATTTATATTGCCCCTCATTATCTAAAACTGTTATTTCGGCAACCTTTTTAGATTGGTCTATAACAGAAAGAATAGCATTGCTTATCTCAAAATATCCAATTTTAATTGGGTCAATTGATAAATTTTCTTTAATCCAAACATTAAACGATTTAAACGTTTCTCCTGGGGCAAACACAACTGTTTTAGGGAATGTTTGATTATATATAGGCGTATTCGATGTTGGATAATATACCATATTATAATCAGATGGCAATAAAGGATTTAATGCAGGCCCTAATGTTACATTTGGAGTTGAAATTGTAGGGACTTGACTAATTGTAACTGTTTCACCACCAGTTGCAGGGCCATCTAAGAAAATAGTTAATTCAAAATCATTACCTTCCTCTGTAGAACCTCTTCCAATACCATCAAAGCCTGTTTGTATTCCTCCAACTTGTAATGACACTTGTCTAAGAACAGTTGTATCTGCTATTGAAATTTCAGCATATAAAATTGGCCCTGGGTTTGCATTTAATAAATTAGATATTTGTAATGAAAACATTTCAGTTTCTTCTAATAAATAATCAGTTTTTGCGCTAAATGATAAAGTTTTATATTGTTCACCTATTGCCCACGTAACAGTAATTGGAAATGTTTCTGAAGATATAAAGTCTATATTTTCTAAAGCATCTATAGCCACTAAATTGATTGTAGCCTCTTCAATACCAAGCACACTAGGCTTATCTAGTTGGACTTGAACATCCACAGCTGTTATATAATTAAATAAAGTAGACGGTTCTGCTATTTGAAAATATGCAAAATTACCAAATTCGTTTGGAACAAAACTAGCTTTTAAAAGAATATCGTTTCCTGCTGCGTTTTCATTTGTTTCAAGGTTTAAATCTACAAAACAATCTAAGATTGTGTGTATTCTAGTATCGCTTGAAGTTGTAGTTAAAGCTGGAAGTGAATTAAAAAAACTACTTGTGATAGCGCTAAACTGAGGATATAAATATGTAGTTTTAGCATTTATAAAAACATCACAAACATCATATTGATATCTTGATAATTGATTTGTACCACGTTCTATGTAAACGGGAATATAATAACTTTCTTCCGTTGTAAAATCTTGTAAAAATAAACTAGACTGAACTGCATCAATTGAATTATTAATACTTTGAGTAATTCCAGTTAACTGTTTATCAGGAGCATATCCGTACCATGGGTGAATATATGTTTTTGCAATTATTTGAGTTGTTCCAGTTAGGTTTTGGTCAATAACAGCGGTACTAGAAATTTGTGTAGCAGATATTATAACTCTTTGATAATAGTCATTGAATGTATCAGATAATTTTTTATCTGCAGTTAAAATATTAAGAGCTTGGTCGGCAGAAGTGCTTCCTGTTAAATAAGCAAAAAAATCATTTGTAATCTGTTGATTTCTTGAATCATTTAAATAACCTCTTACATTATAAGGATTTACAATACCTCCGCCATTTTTATTTATATAAACATAATAGTCGTTCTGCAAATCAAGACCAGAAGACATGGTTTGAGTTGAAGCCGTATATTTGCTATTTAGTAATATTTCAAAGTTTTTCATTACTTATTTATGTCTATTTTATAAAAATTTGCTTTAGATATTATATTTTCAACAGTAAGAGATAGTCTATCAAACGTATCTAAGGTTATCTCATTAGCTGTTCCTTTATTCCAAGGAAGTTCATATCTTCCATATAAATCAAACCATTTTTTTACATCATTATTAGAAAACGAGGAAACATCTGGCCTAACTGACCTTATATAATTTATAACAAGAACAGATAAATCGGCTCCTTCGTTTACTTTATTTCTTTTTATTGTATCAAAAAAACCAAATTCAATAAACCACGGATTCACTTCTTGTCTTTCCATTACAAAAATAGTATCGTCACGAGTTACATTAACATACTCCATTAAATTTCCAGTTCGTGTTATAAAAACAGGTAAAAAGAAATCGTTTTGAGGTAGTGCTTCAACGGTTCTAACTTGACCCTCATGTATAAATCCATAACCAGCAGTCAAGCCAGAATCTGGAGATGTCTTTACTGCTATTGTGAAGTTATGTATATTATCAAGTGAGTATTCCATATTCTATAAATATTTGATTATAATTTAACTAGGGCGTAGCTGGCCTAGTTAATGAATATCCTCCCATATGGTTATTTGCCAAATTAATTGTTACTCCTGCTATTTGATTTGGTATAATTTCCTTATAAAACATAGTCACTTCATTGTGCGCATTAATACCAGCATTTACACCAGAAGCAATTTGTATCTCTTTAAAGTTTTTAAACTCAAATGGATTTCCTGGAGTTTTCGATGTTAATTTTATCACATTTGCACTAGTAGTAGATATTCCAAACCCATTGGATAACATATTCATGTCGCTAGTAGAAATTGGTGTAGAACCAAATATACCTTGGTCTGTTATTCCGTGAGCTAAATCTCCATCCTGAAAATAGTCCCTAAGCCTTAAACCAGTATACGAGTTTGGACTATAATTTGTTCCAATTATACCTCCAGAAGATTGAGTCACATAGTAATAATTCCATAAAACGTAAGCATATGCATATGTCTCATCAGAGATTTTATATAAATTATAAGGTACAGTATTCCCCGTCCTAAATTCGAAACTTCTTTGTGTATAAGAACCAGTTTGTAAAGGCGTAGCTTGATTAATAGTAAGAAATCCCGTTTGGGCTGCAGTGTTAACAGAAAAATACTCGTTTGTTTCAGGTATAACTGTGATAGGTGCTGGTAAAAAATCTGCCCTATAATCTCCTGACGCATTTGCGAAATGAGATAAGTTTATAGAGCCACCATATAAATATGTACCAGTGTTTTGAGTATTATCAAAATATGTATTTGCTAAAAGTACAATTCCATTTATATAAGCTTCTCCAGTTTTATAGAACCCGTTGGTAATATAATTTGTGCTATACCAATTACTTGTAACACCTTCGTTATTATACACTATTTGATTTGTTGAATTATTCCAATTTCTTAATATATCATGATATCCAGATGATAGGTAATAAGTAGACGGTGTAATTGCAGCATTAACTGGTGATGACGAAAAATTCATTCCATCATATCCTACTTTTTGAATAAAAAATTCATATTGAGCCTGTAAATTATTTCCTGTATTAGCACCTAATAATATTTCTACAGGAGTTTGTTCTGAATATACAAATTCCTGAATAGTCTCAGCAGTCATACCAAGAGTTACTAGCGATGCGCTATTTGCGTTAAATATATTCTCAAATAAAGTACCAGCAGTTAAATTTCCAACCGAATATGAATATGGGGTAATGTCTAGTCTGGTACCTGGACTTTTAGCCGTTATTGTTATTGTTAATGCAGTTAAATTTTCTTCTACATCAAATGGGATATTCATTCCAGGATATCTCTTCCATCCACTTATATTAAAACCAGTACTTGGTACTGTTGTATTTTTAAGACATGCTAAAAACTTCTCATAATCTACTTTATAATTTTGATAATAATCAACGACTGGAATTCCATTTATCGTTATTCCATTATTAAAAGAATATAAGTACGGGCTAAATACGTTAGAAGTATTATTAAGGTTTGAAAAATAAAACTTTATAGAATGCTTTTCGGTATTTTGATATTGTGGCTGAATATTAAACGTTAAAGATTGGCCTGCTAAAAAGATTTGTTCAGACGCAATTCCAAGAATAGGGTTTACTGGAAGTATTGTATTTGTTCCAATATTTTTAATTGTTAATGTAAAATTATCTATTGGATAAAACTCCATAGGTGTTCCTTCAAATTTCAATCCATTTCTAAGAACAGCTGGCATTGGATATGAATAAAACAATTGATTAGGCGCAGTGCCATTTCCTTTTATGATTCCAGTGAAATAATTTCTATTCTCATATATATTTTGGAAATTAAAAATAGCTCTATTTCTAGGAGTAGTGTCTGTAACAAAAAAAGTATGTTCTAATGGGGAGCCTGTATTCACTAGGCTAAAATTAGACAATTCAAATGTCACATCTTCTAAGAACTCTTGCAAACTATCTTCTTGAGATACAAAATAATAATTTTTTATTTGCTCTCCTGATACAAAGTTAACCGTAATAGGTAAAGTCTGAAAAATGAAATTACTATCTAATACGCCTATTTCAGTAAAAGGGTCTAATGTTGTAGTAGATACACCAAGAACTGCGCTCTCTAAGCCAAACGAGCTAGGCTTATCTAGTACAACGGAAAATACTGAATATGTTGTGCCTACAGAAAACAGGGCAGTTTCTGAAACTGTTTGATTAAGCGGAGTAGCGCTAAAGGAAATAGTTGCTGGCTTTTCTTCTATAATTGATAAGTCCTTTTTGACCCAATGTTTATTATATAGGAAATAAAAATCATTATTAATTTCAATAGTTTCTCCAGTGTCTGATATGTCAATTGTCTGAGTTCCGTATTCAACAAAGCTACCATCAACATCTCTAAAAATTAATTGTTGAGGAAAAATCTGGTCCTTATAATTAAAGTTATTTGAAGGTATTTTTAGATATATGAAATCTTTTGTATATCCAGTTAGTTCCAATAGGTACTTTCCTCTTTTTTTTCCATAAGAGTTAATACCGTCATAAACCATAGCCGTAGTATTTATAGACATTACAAGTCCGCTTACTTGAGTTGTTCCAGAGTTAATTCCAGTTCCAGGATAAGCAGAGTCATACGCATAAATTGTTTGATTATCACAATCAACCAATGTAGAATCTACGATACCATAAATTCTAAAATCTCTTGAGGCATTTCTTTCTTTTTTCCATTGCTTGTCTACATCAAAAACATTTTCATATTTATCATTTCTAATTTCTGTAAATGTAGAATTTAGATTTAAATTTATAAACAAATCTTCATTATCCCTAGATAGGATGTCATTTTCTCCAAGTAATATTTTCTTCTTATTATCCATTATGCATACCCTCCTTGATAAGTATTATAATAAGAATAACTAACGCCAATTGAGGTGGCTTCTTGCTGATTTTGCCCAGAACCTTGGTCCCAATGATATGTTGCTCCACCATAATTAAAGTCATCAGAAAGTCCATTGTGATAAATACCATTACTAGAACCTGAGCCAGTAGAGTATACATAGGCTGTTGGCCATCCAGCTACATATGTTGATAAGCCAAATGACGTTCCAAAATACCAATAGCTATCATCATCATTATTTATAAGACCAGCCTCTAATCTATAGTAAGCTGATGTATTTTTATTTGTTAATGAGTCAAAACCTGCATTTCCAGGTAGGTTTATTGTTACATAAGCAAAAGTACTATTATTAAAAGAATATACATAACCACCTGGATATAAATCTAAAGGCTGCCCATTAGCGTATACCCCTGTTCCGCCATTTCCATCATTATAATAAACTGTTCCGCCACCAAAATACCACTGAACTGTTACCATAAATTGGCCTTCATGTGTTAATTTCCACGCCACGTTCCCATTTCTGCTAGCACATCTACTTGTTTGGTCGCAATGTAAACTTACATATGTTGGAATAACAAAGTTTTCTGGAATATTAATATTGTCTAATCCAGATTCTACTATTCTGTATATATCAATAGAACCTTGGTTGATTTTAAAATTTTTAAATTGGTCAAACGCAAATGCTAAATTTTGGTCATCTAAATTATAAACATTATTGCTCCATGGCGTTAATGCCTTAAATTGCCCGTAATTTCCAGCAGGACTATTTGACGGACTAGAAGGTTGCGTTGCATAGGCATCTCCAGCCCAACTCTGCCTAACTACTCTTGGCCAATCTTGATATTTCATAAAATATCCATAGCCACATTCAAGTCTTTGGTATTTTTCACCATTAACTACGTTAGACATGCCTGCTAAAAGAGGATATGAACCATAAGGACCAACATTGCTAGGGCTCCAATATTGCTCATAACCATTGGCGTATCTTTCATTCCAACTAACCCCTTTCTCATATTTATACATATAATCTTTCGTAGCTACATATGCAATTTGATTTGAAAACCAAACTCCATTTGCGCTTTGCACTCCAAAACCTCCAGCCACTGCATCTGGAGCATAAATTATATTACCAATCAAATCGCCATCTTCATATGCAGGCTCTTCTAAAATATATGGCGACTGGAAGGTTCTGTTATTTCCATAATCAAACCTTTTCTTAGTTGGTTTAGCTGGTATTTTATATGGCTCTGGATAAGAAATACTCCATGGTTTTTCATATGGAAACTTTCCAAGACCAGCAAAAGGGGCTGTGTCTGTTGGTCCAGCTCCTTGGAAAAAATTCACATTAAAGTGGCTCCAAAAATTTGTCCCATCACTAAACCCTCCAGTATGTCTTACACATCTTGGCTTATTCACAAAAGTATTAAACTGATACGCTGCGAGCCAAACTCCTTTATTGCTGGTTGGTACTCCATTATTATCTGTTTTATAGGAATTAGGGTCATATAAATTCGCAGGTAATTTTAATACATGACATCCAAATTTAAAAAACTCTACTTGTTGCCTTTGGTCAAGCATTTCATTAAACCAAAAATATTTTGAACCAGGTCTTCTATCTAAGTCATTAGGTATTTGAGTAACCTCTAAAACTTTAGATGCGAATTTTTTATTAGTCATATCTCTAACTTGAATCTTAAATGTGTTTGCCACATTTCTTGCAACTGTAGATTCAAGTTTTTCTTTTCCGAATGCTGCGGGCGCAAAAATATATGTAGCCCATTTTCTAATGTCTAGATT